TAAATGTTGGTAATGTAACTATTGACGATGGCCAAATTACGTCTATTAACAATGATAATGGTTTAGAAATATCTCCATTTGACACATATATTAAATTCAGTATTTCAAAAATAGATGGAGGAGAAAGAAAATCAGTTTCATTTACTAACTTAAAATGTGTTAAACTTAATTTTGCTGATGGAATTTACTTTAACAATATTACAAGTTTTAAAGATGTTGATTTATCTAAAGGTGAAGTATTATTTAAAATAGATAAAGCTAATGCTGCTAAATTACAAGGTTTAAATAATAAAAAATACTATATTTCAATAGATAACGGTAGCACTGAAACTATGGTATTTAAAGGTGAATACTCGGCAATATGATTTTAGATAGTAGAAATAATTCATTTGATTTTAGGTTTCCTAGAAAATTTATACCGCAGGAAATTGTAGATAAGTATAAGCCTTATTTGAATAAAATCCCAGGTAACTTATTCGAAGACCCTATAGATTTTCTTAATTATGGAATTCAGTCTATTAATTTACCAGGAATTTCATATGATCCAGTAAGCCAAGCAGATAACGATGGGACTATTCGTTATTTTAGAGGAAAAGTACCAATTCAAAATACTATTGAAAGACAATTTACTGTAACTATGCAATTAATGGATGGCTATATTAATTATTGGATGATGACAGATATTTTGTTATATTATTATGCGCCTACTACTAAACAGAAACATATTACTGATTTAAAATTAGGTATATTAGATGCTGAAGATTTAGTATTAGTAAACGTTACTCTTGAAAAGCCAATATTAAATCAAATAAGTGAATTAAATTTAAACATGGCAGAAAACGTTGCAGAGTTTAATACATTTGACTTAAACTTTTACTATAATAAATTCCATATTAAAATTGACGTAGATTAAAAGATATATAACTTATGAAAACATTTATAGAATATTTAGAAGAAAATAGAGTTACAGTAAAAGAAATGGAACTTTTAACAGAGGGGCTTCAACAAGAATGGACTCCTGAATTAGAAGAAAAGGTAGACCAAGCGGTTGATTCTTTTTTAAATGAATATAGAGATGAAAATGGAGATTTAGACATTAATAGATTTAATAATGAAATGACTAATGAAGGTTTATTTGGCTCTATTGTTGGAGGACTTGCAGGTTTTGCTTTAGGAAAGTCTATGGGCAAAATGATAGCTAAAGTTTTAGGTGTTCAAAAAGGTATTCTATATGATTTATTAACTTCAAGACTTGTTGGAACAGCAATCGGTGCTTCAATGGGTAAAGGTTTTTAATATGAATTTTATCACGATTGATTTTTCTTTAAACTCTCCAGGTATTTGTGTATTTAATAGTAACACAGAACAATATCATTTTATTTCTTATTTAAAAAGAACAGGTACAAAAAAGGCTATTAAAATGCAAGAAGACTTTGCCTTAATAGAAGGTGTCACTCTTGTTTTTCAGCCGGATTGGGAAACTCATGTTGATTATTCTAGTATTGAACTTGCTAAGATTAAACGTTATGATATTATGTCAAATGATATTATCGAACTAATTACAAAACATATAGATAAAGAAGACTCATTTAAGATAGCATTTGAAGGGGTATCTTATGGTAGTTCTGCTGGGACTAATAATATTATTGATATGGCAGCTGCTGCATCTATTCTTAAGATTAAACTTCTCAAATACTTTAAGCCTGAAGATATTTTAACAATTGCTCCTTCAACAATTAAGAAACATGCGGGTAAAGGCAATATGAATAAGCTTGCTTTATGGGAAGTTTTTATAAATAATTCTACAGGTGAAAATTTTCTCGAGGAGACAAATTTCTGGAAGTTCGCTAAAACTGTTGAATTCGGTAAATCTATCCCAAAGCCCTTTGATGATCTTGTAGACGCTTTCTACTTAAACTCCTTAATGAGAACCTTAGAACCTAATCTTCCCTGAGGCTTAAATACTTAAGTTATATAGCCCGTTCTCTCTTTTGTTTCAGAAAATATAAAAAAAAATTAAAAAAAGTTTTTTAGTCTATTTGGTTGAAACTATTCTAAATAGAGATATATAATATTGTATATGGAAAACGATAAACTAAGTTCATATTTGAACACTAATTATCGGACCCTGTCTGAAGCAAACATAGGTGCAATAGCACAAACTAAGTCGGTTAGACGCGCAAACAAGGTTCATATTATGAAACTATTTTAAAGTTGACTATATAATATTATAAGTTTAAAGTATAAACGGTAAATTAAAGTAAATTAAAGATTAAAAGTAAATTAAAGTTATGGAAGATTTTAACATTTTTAGCATTGGTGTCGAAGACATCAACACACATGAACAAGAGGTAAATACAACTGGAAACATGATGTATAAGCCTTCTGCCGATGACGGCAAAGACGGAACGTATAAAGCATTAATTAGATTCGTTCCTAATATTGAAAACCCAAGAAATTCATTAATCAAAAAATATGTAAACTGGCTAACAGGACCAAATGGTGAGTCTAAGTTAGTTGATTCTCCAAGTACAATTGGTGAACACTGTCCAGTTTCTGATGCATTTTTTAGATTAAGAAAATCAGAAAGCGCAGTTGATAGAAAAGCGTCTGATAAATTAAAAAGAAGAGAATCTTATGTTGCTCTTGTAAAAATTATCAAAGACCCTCAACAACCTGAATTAGAAGGTACTTATAAAGTATTTAAGTTCGGTTACAAAATCAAAGAAAAAATTGATGCTGAATTAAAGCCTAATTTTGGTGAGCCAACTCAAGTATTTGATTTATTTGAAGGTAAAAACTTTGAGTTAGTAATTACAAGACAAAATGATTATAATAATTACGATACTTCTAAATTCTCATCTTCAACATCTGCTGTTACAATTAACGGTAAAGCGGCTGAAAGAACTAAAGAAGATATGGCAGCTATTAAAACTGAACTAGAAGGAGCACCTTCATTAGGAGCATTTGAATATAGACCATGGGATGAAGAAACAAGAAATTTCGTAAATAGCGTAATTAAAATGTATTTAAATCCTGGTGATGCAATGGATGCTGTAACTAATCAGTTTGAAGCAAGCACTCCAGCTCCTAAAGCTGAAAAGCCTACTTCAACTCCTAAAGCTGAAAAGCCTACTTCAACTCCTAAAGCTGAAAAGGAAGCTACACCAGCTGGCGGTGATGATTTAGAATCTTTTTTGAATGATCTCGAACTCTAATACAAAAATAACATTAGAACTAAAGGAAAAGATTAAAGTACTAGTAAAAGAAGTAGTAGTAAAATCTCATTCTAATCACAATAAACACATGATAAAGGATATGTCAGATAGATTAAATCTGGCATGTCCCTATTGTGGTGATTCAAGCAGAGACGACTCTGCAAAAAGAGGTAACGTGTTTTGGAGCTCGCTGCAATATCATTGCTTTAACTGTGAATATCACACTAATGTTTATTATTTTTTAAAAGACTTTGGAGTAAGGTTACCAGATAAAATGGATGCCATTGCATTAATAGATTATGTCAAAAATAATAAAATAAACATAGATACCTCTGAAAAGTTTAAGCCTTTTGTATATGAAAAAATATTAGAACTATCAGTAAGTATAGAAGACTTTTCAAAAGCAACTGGAGCAAAACCAATTCAAATAGGAGATTGGATATGGTTTAAATTAAAAGAAAGACTCCTACATAAAAAATTAGATAGCTTTTTATTTAATCCTAAAGATAAAAGACTTTGGATATTAAATAAATCAATAGATGGTAAGATAATAGGAGCACAGTGTAGAAGAATGCAAGGAAAAGGTTCAAGATATTTAACTTACGATTTAAGTAAAATACATGAAGCCTTATTAAATAAGCCATTTGAAATGGATGATGAAACTCGTCACCAATTTAATAACGTATCTACTTTGTTTGGTGCATTACGTGTAAATTTCCAAAACCCAGTTACAATATTCGAAGGCCCATTGGACGCAATGTTTATGAGAAACTCAATCGCATTATGTACAGTTGGAAGAGATACTACTAAATTAGACTATATTGATAGTAGTCGATATATGTTAGATAATGATGAAGCCGGCCTTAAAAAATCCATTGAAAAACTTAAATCAGGTAAAAAGGTATTTATGTGGACTAAATATCTAAAGGATAAAAAAATGGATAAATATACTATAAAAGATTTAAACGACCTTGTAAAGGTTTGTTATAATGAAAAAATAAAAATATCTCTGTCAGAGTTAGACGATTATTTTACTAACGATAAACTTGATATGAGATATGTTTGATATAGATATGGATGAGGAATTAGACAAGTTTTATAGAGATAAAAACAGGTTTAAAAATTTAAAGAAAATGTTAGATTTTAAATTTAACAAAGAAGATTTTGAAGGTAAAGGTATTAAGATGAGTCAGCCTAAATTTAAAAAGAAATTGACTACGTCGAAGTTTATAAAAAGTAATAAGAAAGGACTATTTTAATGGAACAACAAAAAGACACAAAGGCAAGCAAGATATTAAAGTTAGATGAAAAGTTAGGATTGCAGAGAGAAAGATGGACTAAAAAGATAACTGCACTTGCACATGGTATTAAGACATTAAGTGGAATGGAAATTGTTATCGGTGATATTTTACATACAAGACAATTAATGGTAGAACAGTTAATGTATGTGCAGCTTAAAACAAAAGAGCAGAAAAAACAAGTTGACATTAAATGGAAAGAGGCCTGGATAAGATATTACAACTATGATTATAAATTAACTGATAAAATAAAAGCACAATTTCTAGAAGCTGAATTAGCAGATGATAAAATGATTTTATCTCAGTTAGAAAATCAAGTTGAATTTTATAGAGAATCAATAAAGACTCTCGATAATATGGGATTTGCAGTACGTAATAGACTTGCAATTAAAGATCTCGTTTAAAAATTATGTTGAATGAATGGAGCTTACTCTCACAGAGAATAAACAATATTTAAGAGTTGATGAAGCATCTGAGCTTGAACTTGAACAACTAAACATATCACTAACTAAAAGAATCGACAGCTGGAGATTTAATCCTCTAGTAAAAAAAGGAATATGGGATGGGTACATTTCATATTTTAAAGATAATAAGTGGATTCCGGCAGGTTTATGGAGATATGTTTATAATGTTTGTAAAGAATATAGATTTGAACTTAATATCAATGGCGTTAAAGAGCTGTTTGATAAGAATGTTACAGCATCTTATTTTGAGAAGTGGGCTTTGGCCTTCTTTGAAGGTTCAGAGATAACTCCTAGGGACTATCAAATCGAAGCTGCGTATAATATCCTTAAGTTTAGAAAGTGTCTTAGCGAACTTGCCACATCAGCAGGCAAGACATTAATTAGTTTCCTTACGGTAGCTTATTTGTTAGAACAAGAGAAGGCAAAAAAGATTTTATTTATAGTACCTAATGTTTCATTGGTTGTTCAAGCAACTGAAGATTTTTCAGACTATAATTATGCAAATAGAGTTAATATAAAAATTCAACAAATATTTAGTGGTAAAAAGATTAGAGATGGTAGAAATGTAGTGATAGGTACATATCAATCTCTCGTTAAAAAGAAGCAAGAATATTTTGATCAGTTCGATGCTGTTATAATTGATGAGTGTCACAAAATGAAAAGCCAATCTATTAAAACAATCTTACAGAAATGTGTAAATGCAGAATATAGATATGGTCTTTCAGGTACAATTCCTAAAGACGGCACATTAGATCGTTTAACATTGATGGCTTATACAGGTCCACTAATCAGTGAGGTGAGTGCTAGTTTCTTACAACAAGAGGGGTATATAGCAAATTGTAAGGTTAAAGTAATTGAAATGGATTATGCACCTGAAAGTGCTAAGAATGCCTTTACAGAAATGGCTCAAAACAGATATGAAAACAAGGACTTATTTCAATTAGAACAAAACTACATAATTAATTCAGAACCAAGATTAAATTTTATATGTAAGGTTATTGGTAAAATACCAAGAAATAGTCTTGTACTTTTTCATAGGATTGAACATGGAAAAAAGGTTTATGAAAAACTTAGACAAGAAAGCGATAAAGCAGTCTATTATGTAGATGGCGGCACAGACAAAGATATTAGAGAAGAGTATAAGAAAAAGATGGAAGCAGGCGATGAGGTTGCAATTGTTGCAAGTTATGGTACATTCTCTACAGGTATATCAATTAAAAAAATTCACAATATTTTCTTTACGGAAAGTTTTAAGTCTGAGGTTATAATTAGACAGTCAATCGGTAGAGGATTAAGACAACATCACTCTAAAAGCAGTGTTCTTATTATAGACTTTGTAGATGATTTGGCCACTACAGAATGGAGTAATTATTTAATGAAACACTCCAAGGCAAGGCAGTCAATATACAAAGAACAGCAATTCGAGTACAGTGTAAAGAAATTTCAATTTGAGTGATATTTAAGGTGATATATAATTATAATATAGTAATAAAAAAATACAATAAAAATGGAAACACAAATTCAATCATTTGCTACATTTTCTGAAACTAGAAAAGCAGCAATGGAAACTAAACTAAAAGAAGAAGCAACTACAAAGAGAACTTCTGAAGCTCAAAGATTTGCTGACTTATTAGCAGAGTATGAAGTATCTACCGTTGCTGAAATAGCTGAAGAACAAAGAACTGAGTTTTTTGCTAAATTAGTTGGAGAAACTGATGAGGTAGAAACTGAAGGTAATGCATTTGGAGCAGCTGTTAAAGATGCTAAAGAAAAAGGTGAAGATGAATTTACAGTAGGTGGAGAAACTTATAAAGTAAAAGAATCAGTTGAAGAAGGAGAATTAAACGAAGGAGTTCATCCTAAAATTAAAAAGGCTATGAAGGCTATTGAAAAAGGAGAAACTGTTTATGGTGAAAACGTAAGGTTTCCTGGTAGATTTAAAATTATCGAATTTACAATGGGAGGAGCTATGGCTCTTGTAGACTATGAAAATGATACTGAACCATACGAAATGGCTGCGATGAATATTGCACTTGATAAAATGAAATTCGAATCAGTGGTTATAGAAGAATCAACAGTTACTGAAGCTAGAGCTAAATATGTAAATACACAAAAAACAGTAGATGGTAATCCATTAATATCTTTTAATAGCTCCACTACTAGAGCTAAATGGATTGATGAAAATAAATCAAATGTTATATCTGTACCTGATTCAACGGTTATTAATTCCGATCAAGGTAGAGTAGTAGGTTCTAGTAGAGGTCCTTATTACTTAATCGTAAAGGCAGATGTACTAGAAGAATCTAAAGTTGAAGAAGCTGAAGTTAAGTCTGATGAAGATTTTATGGAGATGGCTATGACAATGTATAAAAAAGCATTCGGTGATGATTTTGACGAGGCTAAAGCTAAAGAAGCTGCTGAAGGAATGTTAAAGAAAGCTGATGGAGACTATGGAGCTGCTGTAGGAATGTTACAATCATCTTTAGGATAAAAATAAAATATAAACATGTTATTAACTTACGAACAATTTCTAGTCGAAAAGGCTCAGATAGTAGAGGGTAATTTGATTTTAGAAGGAGGAGCTGCAGGCCACATGCCTCATCCCTTTGACTATAATGATTTAACTTTCCAAGATTTTAAAACCATTGTTACAAATGCTCTACAAGGTGAAATACATTTTGAAGAAGGTCCTACTGAAAAAACAGATGGTCAAAACTTCTTTGTTACAGTAAGAGATGGTCAAGTTCTTTTCTCAAGAAATAAAGGACAACTACAAGCACCAGTATCCTTAGATGGAGTTATTAAAATGTTCACGGGCCATGCATCAAAACTAGTTGAAGATACATTTATTCTTGCTGCAACAGATTTAGAAGCAGCATTATTAAGTTTAAGCGATCATCATGAATTTAATAATGGTCAAAACTTTCTTAACATGGAGTTAATTTACTCTAAGAATCCAAATGTAATTAACTATGACAGAGATGTTATACAATTTCACGGCATGGCTGAAACAGACGGTAAAGGTAATATAGTTAATATGTCACAACAAACAGGCGCAAAGCTTGCAAGAATTATTAAAGGCATAGAGGCAGATGTACAAAAGACATTTACAATTATTCCTCCACAAATACTTAAACTTCAAAAAAACATAGATTTTGAAAAAAGACAAAGTTATTATCATAGTAAATTAAATGACTTAAGAGATGAGTTTAATTTATCAGACGGTGACGAAGTTAAAATGTATCATGAAGCATGGTGGAGAAGAGAAATTGAAAAAGATTTTGCAGATATTTCAAGTGATTTAAAAGAAGGTTTATTTTTAAGATGGGCATACAATGACAAGCAAACTATGAATATGGTTGCTATGAAAAAGATTGCTACTCCTGAACAAATGAAAAAAATCAAAGAGTTTGATAAGATAAAAGGTAAAAAGTATAAGCAGAATATTTTACCATTTGAAAACTTATTTTTAGAGTTAGGAAAAGATGTATTATTAAATGCAAGTAATTTTGTTGCTGCAAATCCTGATTTAGAAAAGAAAAACTTACATGCTAAAATTAGAAAGGCAGCGGCTGACGTTAAACTTAACGGTGACTTAAAGCAAGTTGCTAAAATCGAAGCTGAATTAGAAAGATTAGAAAGTATTGGAGGTATCGAAGGTATTGTACCAACTGAGGGAATAGTCTTTAAATATAAAGGTAAGATTATGAAACTTACAGGTACATTTGCTGCAATTAATCAGCTTATGGGCATCATAAAATACGGAAGATAAATATATTATGAAAAATATAAAACTATTTGAAGATTTTATTAATGAAGGACTATCTCATAGAAAGATAGAATCTATAATTAAAAAAGTATATCCACAAATAGTTAAAGATTTAGGTGGTAAAGCTAAAAAGGTTGAAGTCTATGAAAATATATGGGATAGAATAGGAGCAGTTGCAGTTGAAGATTTAATTGAAGAGCAAGGAAATCCAAATGCACAATATGATCCAGATGCAGATATAATTTATATCTATTCAGATGTTACAAATACACCTGAACAAATAATCAGATCTCTTTTACATGAACATACTCACACCATTCAAGATCAAAAAGAATTTAAAAAATTATATGATGCAGGTTATGAATATTCAAACCACCCTTTTGAATTAGAAGCATTAGAAGCAGAGAAAAATTGGAAAAACTATTTATAAAAAATAAGACATGGCATTACAAGATTTAAGAACATATTATGAGTCAGTTGAAAAAGAGGATTTTAATAATCTTTTAGCACAGAAATGTTTAGTTACTGAAAAGATTCAAGCAAGTAGCCTACATGCGAGAAGAGAAGACAGACTCTTGCAGTTTTATAAATCAGGTAATAAGCAGCCACTTAATAAAATAGATAGAACAATAGTTTCTTACTATGAAAAAGGTATAGGCCACTTTAACGCATTATTAGATGAGACAATTCAACAAATGCCAAGTGATTGGAAATTTGGATTTGATTATATGGTTAGCGAAAAAACAGTAGACATTGAATATGATACACTTCCAAAAAATAGTCTTATACTGACACATATTCAAGTGTTAAATGAAGATAGAACTCAGATTAAAAAAGTAATTAGAGATCCTAGAATTTTAGAAAAATGGGCAAACCTTTTAGAAGTTCAATCTCCTGAAGTTGTTTTTGAAGGCACATTATCAGACTATCAAAAAGAAAAACTAGTTAATATATTAAGTTTACAAGGAGAACAGGCAAAGATAGAACTACAAGACTTTGGTTTTTCTTATAGAGCATTTACAACATTTAATGAGTCTATACATAAGTCAATGTTAAATAATGATATTCATAAAGACATTGATGGTTTAGTTGTAAGTTTCGTAGAAGGCAAATCATTAAAGAACTTTAAACTACAGAGTCCATTAAAAGAAATTAAAGAACAAGAAGAAAGAAAGAGTTCAGATGCATATCAAATTACAGTAGTAAAACTTATTGAATATTTTAATGCATTTGATTTTAGTGAAATACAACTTGAAAGTAAAGAAGTTGATGAGAGATATTTAGAATTAATGACAGCGGGTTTTAATTCATTTATAAAAGACAATGGAGCAAGTTTTATTGGTATGAATTTTGATAGTGCAGAGTTTGCAAATAATGAAGAGTTTGATTTAAACCCAAAAATGATAACAAATCAAGAAACTATTAGACTTGTTAATGAATCAAGAGAAGTTGCAGAATTATTAAAAATTACATTAGGTACTTTTAGAAAGAAAAGACAGAAAGAAAATGGAGTTTTAGCAGGAGATACATTTAATAGTCTAAATAGTATTATAGAAAAGATTGAAGCAAGAATTTACGAAAAAGTAGAGGAAGACGGTGTAATGGATTTTAAAACTTTTAAAATTAACGATACACTTAAAGGACAAACAAATCCAATTAACGAAGGTTTAAAAGTAAACCATCCTGAAAGAGGAGCTAAAGAAGTTAATATGTTTGTCGGTAGGTTTCAGCCATTTACATTAGGACATGTTAAAGTTGTTGAACATTTACATAAACAAAATGGACTTCCAACTGTTATATTTTTAGTTAAAGCTAAAACAAAAAAGAAAGAAGACAGTTTTAAAAGACCATTTGATGAAACGATGCAGGTAAATATGATAAAACACGTGATGAAGGAATATCCTATTGAGACAGTGTACGTTATAGATACTGCAGCAATTGACAAAATGTTTAATGCTATGAGACCTAAGTATGAACCTGTATTATGGGGAACAGGTAGTGATAGAATGAAAACATATGGCTATCAAGTTAATAACCCAAAATATAGAGGAGAATTAGGAGTTGAAGATAGCTTCAGATTAGAAGAAATTCCAAGGACAGACGATAACATTAGTGCAACAAAGGTAAGAAACGCTTTATTAGATGGAGACGAAAAGACATATAAGTCCATGACTCCAAAATCTATGCACAAAATGTATAAATTATTAAAACAAACAATGGAAGAAAGTGTTGAACTACAAGAACAAGTTTTAACATTTTCAGAATTTAAAAGCAAATAAAGTGAGCATCCGAACTAACTTTCAAATATTATTGAATAAGATAGAATCTGAAAAAAGGGCAGTTTTAAACGAACTTGACTTTGATGACAAAGAGGAATTTAAAGAATATGCAGACGACCACAAAATAAGAGATACTACAAAGGTTACAATTGATGGTAAGAAAATGCAAGCTGGAGATGTTGATAAAGAAAAGAAGACATCAAGTCCAAAAATGGAAAAAACTCTTAATAGAGTAGAAGATGCCATTAAAGATATTAAAGACCCGGTCCAAAAAGAAAACGCAGAATCAGTACTACAGGCAATGGAGGTCTTTAATAATCCTGATTCTTCCATGGAAAATAAATTAAAAGCAATAGAAGACCTAAATAGTAAAGGTCTCATTTTTATGAATAGTGCTACCGCTAAACAGAAAAAAATGTATTTAGATCCATCTCTTACAGGCTTAGATAGAAAGGCCTTAGTAGACCCAAAACAAAAAGGGTCTCCAAAAGAAATGCAAAAAGCAATGGAAGAATATGGTTTTGATAAAATAAAACCAGAAGGCGGAAAGATTAGTAGCGGAGATATGATGATAACTAAACTTTTTGAAAAAGATAAAATATCTAAAATAGAAACTAAAGTTACTAAAGATGGAATGACACTTGGAAAAAGTAAAATAGAAAAATCAAAAATTCCATCAGATGAAGTACTTTTAAAAGCTTACGGAGGAGATAAAGAAAAAGCTAAACTTGCAAAAAAGACATTGCTTAGAAGAAACAAAATCATAGAAAAGGCCCAAGATGCATTTAAAGATGGAGGGCTAGAAATCGTTGAACCTGTTCCAGGAACACCACCAAATACTCCAGAAAATAGAAAAAAACTAAAAGATGCAACTTCTGACAAAATTGCAGAAGGGTTTGAAGCTCAATTTAAAAAGACTGGTAGAAAACCGACGCCGACTCAACAAAAGGTTATAGATGATTTAAAAGGTCTTAAAGATATTAAAGACCAAAAAGAATACGACAAAGAACTTCATAGAATTACTGAAGAAATGTTTAAGGACCCATTTTATGATGGTGCTACAAAGAATGTAGTAGAAATGACAACATATATGAGTGAATTAAATAAAGGCAATGAGGTTTACATGCCTGCAAAATCAAACTATCCTCTAGGTGATGTAATATCAATTTCACCAGAAAAAATAGATTGGGAAAAAGATTCGCCAGAAGAAATACAGAAAAAACTACAACTTATTAACCATGCAGTAGAGGCTAGGTCAATTAAAAAAGGAGCAGGAGGTGCTTCAGCTTCCGGTGTTAAAACAGATCAAAGCGAGTTTAAAGACATCACAAATAAAAAAGGCAAAAAAATATTAGGTAAAGAACTTAAAGGAGATTTATCAGAATTATCAGATAAAAATAAAATTTACTCAGAAATATATGATGGAGATTCTTCAAAGGCTGAAAATTCTATAAGTGAAATTGCAGAAAAATATGATTTTGATTTAGATGACCCTAAATTAAAAGAGAGAAGAGAAAAATCCGTAGAAAGCGCATTAAATAATATTAAAAATTCTGGTAAATGTGATGATGATTTTAACGAAGCAGCTACAAAAAAGAATTTAGAAAATTATTATAATTTAGGAAATATGTACCAAGATCTTTATAATGATAATGTAACAGAACAGCTTTTTGTTAATGAACAATATAAGTATACAAAAACAAATGGATTAGAAGTAAATAGAACAGATGGTATTTCAAAAATGGCTAAATTAAAATTTCAGTTCTCTTCTGGTGGTTGGAGCTGTGAAGGTAGACCAAGTAATACTATTCCTACTAAATTTGTTAATGAAAAATAAGATATATAAAAATAAAGAACAAGCTTTAGCATTTTCTGAATTTAAAAGCAAATAAGATGAGCATACGAACAGATTTTCAAATATTATTAAATAAAGCTATTAAAAGAGAAGATCTTTTAGTAGAAGGAAATATAGGTAAGTATCAATCACTAGGAAGTTTAAATAATTTAAAGGCAAAGCAACAAATGTTTGACCTTATTAACAAAGATTATTTTAAAGGAAAATCTCCTTTTTCAAAGAGATTAACTTTAACAGAAATAGATGATTCTACAATGCAAGAAGTTTTTACATTAATGAGTGAAGACATTAATGCAGCAAATACATTATTTAATTTAAAAAGAACAGGTATTGGCTCAGGTGAAATATTAATGGCATATCTTGTTGAAAACTTAGTAATAGGAGGAGGTAGTGCAGATGTAGACTTAAACTTATTCGATCCAAAGTCGGGTAAATTTTTAAGTGCTGGAATAGCAGAATTAAAAGAGGTTACAAGAACAAATGATGGTTTTTTAAAAGGTTGGAGAACAGGCGCAAGGCACGCTGCAATTAGAGCACAGGCTATTGCGGATATTAGAAATTTATATTTAGCAGTTAGGGATTCTATTACTGAATTAGACCCTACTACAAAGGCTGGTCAAGCTGCAGCAATAAGTGCAGCAAAAGGAGAATATTCAGCACTACTTAAATATTTTGAAGACCTAGATGCAATACCAGCAGCAGCTGATAGAGATTTTAAACTTAAACAAGGTACAAAAGGTGAAATAATCGTAAAGTTTCAAGGGAATGTAATAGGTAATATTGGTGACGCAAAAACAATTTTAGAAATTAATAAGATTTTAAGTCAAGATGTTAATACGAATGTAAAAACTTATAGGCAAATCGAAGAAGAAGTGGCAAAAGGGTTTGGAGATATAGATGAAAAGTTTGTATTTATTAGAACTACAGGAAAATCTGAAAAGAAAAAGATACAAGGTATTTATTATAAGGAAAAATTACCTGATAATACTAAAGAATTAAAAATAGCACAAGTCACTCAAAATACTATTAAAGTTAAAGTAAAAATTTGATATATAATAAAATAGATAAAAATATAAAAAAATAATGGCAACATTTAAAGAATTTTTAAACGAAAGAAATATAACTCTTAAAAGAAGATATACTGAAAATCACCCTGCCCAAACTGTAGGCAATTCAGCTAGAGTTAGAAATGCAATTATCGAAGCATTGAAGGATGGCAAAATAACAGTTGAAGAATTTAATAATATAGTTAGTCAACACTCTTCTGCTCCATCAAAATGGACAAGAGGTAATAAAAGATTTTTTAAAATAGAAGAAGATGGCGTAAGTCTTTCTAAATATGGAACTAAAATATTAAATAGTTTAGTTACAGAATCAGAAGTTAATGAAGGAACATATGACTCAAAAGATCATATAGGATCTACATCAGATGGACAAGGTTCTAACGCTGAGATTTATAAAAAAGGTAGAGGATATTATGTAGTCGTTAGTGGACAGCATGATTATGACTTCGAGGCTAAGAACGATAAAGAACTAATAAATAAGTTAGAAGAATATGAATTCGATTCTTCTGATATTTTAGAATCAGCTGTTAATGAAAAAATGAGTAATGCTGAACTTAAGAAAATATCAAAGACTAAAGAGTATGTAGAAATATCTCAAGCTATTAGAGCAGGTCAAAGTGATTATGAAGATATGTATGATATGATTGATCCTAAAATGTTTAAAGGTTTAGATTTAAAAAAATTCGAAGAAATATTAGATGATTGGTTTAATGATGAAGGAATGACATATGATAGTTATGCTGATTTTGCTAGAAATGCATATTCTCATCATGTTGCAGAAATAACTAAGTTATTAATGCCTTATAATGAATCAGTTTCAATAGATGAAGGTTTAAATAAGTCAGACGTTGCATATCAATTATCAATAGATTATACAGGTAGAACTAAGCCAAAAATTACTAAGCTTAATAAGAAAAGACTTGAAATTAAGTATGGTTATAAAATTAGCCCACAAAAAGTAATTGATTCTATTAAGAAGGTTCATCCAAAGGTAGAACTTAAACATGTTGAATGGTCAGATAAAATGTCAGGTGGAGGTTTTCATATATTTGATATTTTAGAATCAGCAATTACTGAAGCTAGAGCAAGTGCAGAAAAATTATTAAAATCAACTACTAAAGGAGAAACTAACGCAGTTGAAGGTATTAAACTTTCTAAAGAAATGGCAAGCTGCTTTTTAGACTGGTTAAAAGGCTCAACATATGGTAAGAAATTTTCAGACCTTCCATTTGAAAAATTATTTATGGCATCTTTTAATTGGGGTCTTGATAGATACATTAAACCGGGCTGTAAAGACGAATTTAAAGAATTAAAAACAAAAGCAAAAGCGATGAAAGAATCAAAAATACATGAAAACTTCAGTGAGTTTATAAATGAATCAATTAACGAAGAATCTTACAAATTAGACGAAAGCTTTACTTCAAAACTAACAGGTATTGCAAGAAGAGCAAAAGACGTTAAGGACTTTGTAAAAATGGTGTTTAAACATGAAAAGTTTAAAGCATTCAATACTCCAAAAACTCAACCAGATACATATGAAAACTTTTTAAAATTTATTAAAGGGCATTATGCGATGGTACAACAGTACGAATCAAATAAAATAGAAGAAAAAATGATATACACAAGCTTTCAACAATTCGTTAATGAATCTGTAGAACTTAATGAAGCATTAAAGAGTTCTAAACTTAGAGGACTTCTTACTATGAAAAGAGGTAGTAAACAAATTTTAAAAGCAATTTACGGCTTTAGTAAAATAGAATTAGACAAAATAACAGATGATCAAATAATAGATATTGATCCTAAATTAGGTAAAAAAGCAGATGGCTTAGTTGTTTATTATACAACTCAAGAAAAAGACAACCCTTATGCTGATACTTCAAAATCTACATATAATTCTGCTGGTAAAATTCCAGCAAATACAATACTTGCATTAGGCATGGGAAAAGACGTCGCATATATTAAAAGAGATTATATTAAGAGAAAAATGACAATGTCTTTAACTCTAGATCCTAGAAAATCATCTAATGATATTGGAATTAATAAAGAGTATAGAGGCTGGGACGCATCCGGTATTTATAATGTAAAAAGAGTAATTGATGTTGCAGATGCTGCATTTGTAATTAATACTAACGCTCTTCCAAATGCTAAAGGAAAAATTGAAGACAGAGTAAAAGCTAAAGAAGGTGCATTAGCGTTTAAATCTGATAAAGAATTTAAAGATGCAAACATAGCAAGATATAGAGAAATTCTACAAAAGAGAGCAAGTGAATTACCAATAGATAAATTAGTAGAAGATGCAATTGATGATGCAACTAAGGTTATGAAAGATGGTTTAAAAAATCAAGAAAAAAATAAGTACGGAGAACTTATTGCAGGCGTAGGAGCAGACGGTAGAGCTTATAAATTAAATGACATTAGTAATTTTATAAATGGTTTAATTTCAGACTATGAAAGATGGTCAGGTTATATGGCAACAATTGAAGAGGCTGAAGCTAAATATGGTAAAGATTCTAAAGAATTTGAATGGGAAGCTAGATATTCTCAAAAAGAATCTGAGGAATATGCAAAGAGAATTAAAGATAAATTAGCTAAACTTAAGAAAAGAAACTTAGCTTGGTAATGAACGAAAACGTTACACCAGCAAATATTGGAGGTATGGGAAATCCTGCCTTTCCACAAGGTGGAGAAGTAGGAAGTGGAGATGTGCCAGCTGGTAAAGGAGATGCTAAGAAAGAGCAAAAGAAAAAGAAGAAAGAAAGAGAAGAATATCTTAAAAATAGAAAAGAAGAAATGGTACATACTACTTTTAGTGGATTTATAAATGAAGCAAATGCAAAAAACGCCAGAAAAAGTTTAGGCTATGTTGCTTTTCTTGAAGAAATGTCAGATCTAAATAACAGAGACATTCAAAAAGCATATGATGCTGCAATAGAAGTTTTACAAGATAAAGGCATGTCAGAAAAACAAGCACTTGGTTTTTTAAATTCTCCTCATGGAAAATATATGGGAGAATATTTAACTCCAGGAATGGACTATTCACATGAGGCTTTCTTAGACAAATTAGAAGAATATTATAACGAAAGAATGTTGAAACAATATGCTAAAGATTATGTTGGTTTGGCTAAAGTAACTGAAGGATTTTTTTCAAGATTAAATGGAAAAGAAACAACAAGAGAAGAACAAGAAATCGATAAGATGATAGATCAAATTCAAAACACCGATGTTCAAGGTTTATTTGATAAAGCAATTGATAACTTAGATACTCTTGATAAGGTTATGGCAGCAATGGACGAGGCTGACCCAGATGACGTTGATAATGCATTTGCAAAATACAGAAAGAAAACTGCTAAATATAAAAAATTTATGCAAGTTCTAAAAAGCAGTAATAAAGAGCTGGAAAAAAAGTTTGGCAAAGAGGCATTAGATGATTTAGGATTGAAATCTAAAAACATGATGAATCAGTTTAGAGCTCAAGCTAATGACATAGCTAAAGATCAAAGTTAGAATAAAAAGTTATAATATTAAAAATCCAGGCAAGTCCTGGATTTTTTTTTGCAAAATTGTTAATAACTATTGAAAAAAAGTTGCCTAAAAATTTTCACGGG